CTTAGCCCCTTAATTGGGGCTTTTTTGTTTCTTATAGTTTATGGGGTACAGCTAAAGCTTACTGATCAGCTTATTTAGGTACCACTGAGCTTTCAAAGCGTCCTCTTTTGGCTTGCCCTTATGCTCCATGCGCCATAAATACTTCTGCACATTGCCTTTGCAGTAACCCCTGAACGCATCCGCACTACTAGCACTGGCCTCGATGGCGTCAATACACTCGATTGACCCTGCCAGATAGTGATTGGGTGAGTTTACGGGGTCGGGCACTTTCCCATCTATAGCAGGCATTTCTTGTTTAAGCCTATCCCAATCTTTAGCATCTGGATCACCCATAACGCTTCCTTAAAAATTTAAGAGAAACTTGCATTTGATCAAAAGACCCATCCTCTACCTCGTGAAACATCCAGATCCCACGCCATGACCTATTGGTTTGGGGGTTTAAATAATCTTCTTCATGCTGATAGAATATGCCAGCAAATATGCCCGTAATTTCAGTTCCATCACCCTGGTGCGAAAATTGAACTTCTCTATCTTGTACATGCCCCATCACACACGACATATGCTTCTTAGTCAGCAGCGCCCTAGCCGAGCTAACAGGCCTTCCCATAATGCCAGACGCAAAATAATGGGCGTACATAACCCCATCTATTTTAATAGGCTGTAAAAATGGCACCACTTCCCAACCCATCTCCTCTAAACGAAAGTCTTTGAAGCCAATTAGACCATCTAGTTTGGGATCAGATTCAACAGCGCGTTTTATACGGTTTTCGTGATTACCAAGAGTAAACACTAGGCGGGGATTCCATTGCTTATGCTTGTTGACTTTCAACCTTCGCTGTTCTGCACGAATAGGGGCCAAGAATGCCTCCATGCCTTCAATTCCTGCTGCAATATCCTTAGTGTATCGCCTGCCCTCAAAGCTCTTAGTACCCTTATCATAATGGCTAAGACTTGGCATGTCCCAGTGGTCACCAATATGAACAATAACGTCAGGCTTTTTCTTTGCAGCGTACTGTCCGGCCCATTTTAAATGATCTACAGGACAACCAGGCTTTACCTGGGTATCGGGGATTACCATATGTTTCATGAGTTACCTCTTGAATTCATCTCTCGCTATTGCCATCAAGCCTAACATTACCACTGTGATACCGTACCAAACCATCTTTAAACCCTCGTTAGTGAGGGGTGGATTTTACAGCAATTATAAATGATAGCTAATGGCTTATATTCATGGTTTTTATACCATATATGATATGACTAATACTTACTTTGTGTAGGTTCGTTGGGTCAGGTGAACCACGCCTGTACAGGAGACTCTAGAACGGTATGTCTTCATCAATTGCAGCGGCCTGCGGTGCAGCTTCAGCGCTATCAGTGTAGAAGATCTTAACATTGCCCAAGATTGGTGTCTGGGTCTTTGCTTCACGCTCTTCTGCGGTCACTGACTGGCTGATAAAGCCATTGTTCTCGTACTGGTCCAGCTCATCACTGATAAACGTGGTCAGATCCAAGTAAGTACCCTTGGCACCCTGATACAAACGGCTTTTGTCTATCTTAGAAACGTCTATCTTAATGCTTAATCCTAGTTTCATGCTAATTCCTCACATTGTTCATTAATTATAGTGACCGCTTTCACGATCTCATCGTACATTTTACTGCAAAACTCTTCATCGTACTCAACTGTGACCAGTACAGGCTCCATCTCAGGATGATATGCTAGAAAATCCCATGTACTTCTGCCTGTAATCATCATGCAGCCCTGTATCTGCTGCCAGTATCTCTTTACACCCTTCATAGGGTCTTCAATGTAGCTTAACATAGTGTTTTCTGCTGGGCATTTAATCTCTAACCCACTGTCTTCACCAACCAACCCGTCAGGACTACATCCAAACTCTTCACTGTCATCTAGTATAAACCCTACCTCGACTACAGTGTTACCAGTCATCAGAGAATAGAAATCACGCGCCTCTGGCTCAAGCTCATTGCCTCTTGCCATGTGCTCAGACTGAAAATGCGGTGTTGATTCACCCGATAAACGCTCGATAACCATCTGATCTATGTATTTACTTGCAGATCCTGAGGGCTTACCGGATGTTGTAATCAATTTACTGAACTGACTAGCGGATGGCCTACCTACTCTACTAGCAAGCCACCCGTCACTGCCCTGTTCGTGGGTTAAAATCTTAATTGATCTTCGCCTTCAGAGCAGCAACAGCTTTAGGGTAATGAATTGCCAGCATCTCATCTACACTGCTGGCTTTAAAGAACCCCAAGAACTTAGTAACGTCACCATTAGCCTGTTCAAGCAGGTCTTTAATGTCTTCAGCCTGTGCCGGAGTCAATACCTCAGTCTTAGCAGCTTCTGGCATAGCTTCACCAGCGTAGATGTACAGACCTAGACCGTGCATAGCTATACACTTTACCAAACACCTGATTCTGGCGTCAGATATGTCTCGACTGGTCGGATTCACAATGCTTTTATTGCGGTTATCCATCACTGGTAGCCACATAACATGCCGTTTACCCTCAACACACACTGCAACTGACACCTCAACAGTATCATTGGCAAGAACTACGGGGTCAAAGTACTCAAACGTACTCTCTGGGTAATGCTCATTCAGTGTCTGCCAAGCCCATGCCCACGATAGATAGGACAACTGGCCCTTTTTCTCGATGTGAGCACTGCAATCAATGGCCGATAAGGTGGCCCATACGCTTTTATTCTTCATTTAAAATCCTCCGCTAAATCTTCCGGTAAGTATTCTGACCCGCAAAGCTCTGCCATTGTTAAAACAATTGCTAGGTTCATATCTAGCCACGACTGCCAAACCCTTGGCTCTCTGCCTAGTTCTTTTAATTGCTCTGACTTCTCTAACATAAAGCCTGCTGTTTGATTAAGTCTATCAGCAAGCTCATGCCGCGTATAAACTTCCTGAACTGGTTTCTTATTCAATTGAACTCTCCTGCTGATTTAGTTTGCTCGTATACATATCTTGCCCCGTATCCGATGTAGTACGCCTCCGATTGGTTATCAGGCGCTGGATCTCCGTTCTTGCAGTCAATATCACCGCGTTCAAGGTCGTTTAAGTACTCAATTCCTTGGACTTCATTCATAATATTAACCCCACCTAGCCTGGTAGCCTTCGAGAACCTTATTAACCAGACGCTCATTTTCCTTAGCTGCCGCCAGGTCACGCTCAATTTCATAGGCAGTCATAGGAAGATAGTCATCGGCACCGTTTCGCAGAGATACACGAAGATCATACGCTTCATCTGTCTCCTCTACACTGCGGCCAAATAAGGAATTACTAAGCTTGTTGACGAAATCGTAATCGCCGGTTCTTGCTGGGTCTTCATCGTTATAGGTCATGGTTCTCTCCTGTTGTTGAAGTGTTTATTCTACATAAGCAATTGTCCTATTGCAACTAATTTAACAAAGAGCTATGATAACACCTCACTAACTAAGGAATCATCATGGATATTAACAAATCATTGCAGCACTTTATGGAACGCGACCAGATGTCATCAGTTGAGCTGGCTCGTATCTCTAAGATTAACCCCTCTACTATTAGCTTGATCAGAAATAAGCATAGATCGCCACGGGCTAGTACTCTTTTAACCTTCGCTGCAACCTTTAACGTAGATGTCAGCGAGTTTATTGCGGCAGGTGAGTAATGAGAAACACACTTAAGAAAGTAAAGATAGAATTTTCGCAGTTTGAGCGCGTCATTGATGTCGCCACAATGCTGTTACACAGTGATGATGAGGAAACTAGAGTATTGGGTGAATTCTTACTTGATGGTTTTAGCCCTCTACCGGCAGTATGGGTACAGAAGTATGCTGAATTAAATGGCGGTACTCTGACCCAAGAAAAGATCCACTAGGGGGAAGGTGATGGATACTTTATTTGGCGTGATTTACTTTGCCGGTGCCTTAGGTTTTCTAGGGTTTATGGTCTATGGGCTTTATATTGCAGAGGCTTGGAAGGATGAGGTCAGAAATCGAGGCACTAAAGATGATTAAGAAGGGTTATTATGCAATTATTCCTGCAAGCGTACGCTATGACGTACGTTTAACCCCTAATGCCAAGCTTTTGTACGGTGAAATCACTGCGCTAACGAATGAAAAAGGCTATTGCTGGGCCAGTAATGACTATTTCGCCAGTCTTTATGAGGTTAGCAAGACCTCAATTAGCAAATGGGTAAGCGCATTAAGGGATGCAGGACACATAACTCTTCAGCTTCAATACAAGGAGGGTACTAAACATATCTTACATAGGTATATAAGATTAGTTGATGATCCTATTGAAGAAAAGTTACATACCCCTATAACAAATGTTAATGACCCTATTGAAGATAAGTTAAATACCTATGTAACAAATGTTAAAGACCCTATTGAAGAAATGTGTAAAGATAATAATACAGTTAATAATACAGTTAATAATACAATGAATAGGGGGGAAACAAGTTCCCCAGCTCTAGAGGTAGTTGATCAGGAAGTTATCCCTGTTAAACAAGAAGGCAATAAGAAGTTTGTAGCACCCACCCTTGACGAGCTTATTGAATACTGTAACTCAACAAATGCTGGTATTGACCCAGTAGGGTTCTGGAACTTCTATGAGTCTAAAGGATGGATGATCGGCAAGAACAAGATGAAGTCCTGGCCTCACGCAGTAGGAACTTGGAAGTCAAAAGAAAGGGCAAAGCAAGCCCAGAAGAGAGAAGTAAAAACTGACTCACTCAGAGGTCAGTCACTACATGATCAACTAACAGATCGGTCTTGGGCCGATTAAAGGAGAGCAAGATGGCAGCAAGAATCACCCCCACTGGTAACAGACTGTATGTTTACGAAGGAACTGAGCATAAATCCTTAACGTCCGGCCAATCATATACGATGAAAAAGTTTGCTGAGGCAATTTCAGTTAGCCCACAGACGATTCAAAGCAGGTTTAGGCATAGAAGGCTCAGGAATATTGTCCGTGATTGCGATCTATTCCCACTGAGATCCACAACACCTCGTTGCAGGATGATCGAGTACTCAGGGAATCACCCCGACCTGGTATCTGGGGAAAGCTACAGTTATGTCAGCCTTGGCAAAGCGTTTAACATCACGACCAAGCTAATCCGTGACCGCATGAGAGGCAGCCGAGTGTTTACCGATGACATGGCACTTGAGACCGCCTTACCTTCTGATTACAAGCGTTGCGAAACACGATCAACCAAGACAATGAACAAATGGTTAAGAAGGAAAATCGTATGACAGAGATTACCCAAGGTGATTACCACCGGATAACAAGTCTAGGCGACCTCGAAAAGAAACTGCCTGCAATCATTGACCGACTAGGCAACTGGGACTACTCCACGCCCTGCGCTGTTAAGCTGGAAAAGTTTCAAGGCAAGTCCACCCTTAGTCAACTGGCCTTAGTCCATATGTGGTTCAGGGCTATGTCGATTACCTTCATGAAAAAGCAACCTGACGCAACACCAGAGGGCTGTAAGTGGATGATGAAGCACAAGTTTGGCCCCAGAAAGAACATCAAGGTCGGATCAACTGAAGTAAAAGACCAGCTAGTTAGTCTGCGCGATCTGGACAAGGGTGAGATGTGCTACTTCATGGACCAGGTACTGCACTGGGCAACAGAAAGGGACTTATACCTACCCATGCCAGACGGAAATGAGTACACTGCCCTGAAAAGGTCACAGAACGCATGATAAACGTGCGTTGAATGGCTTTTAACGGGGGTTTAGGTTAAACTTGGGCAAACGTACCAGTTACAGTTAAAACGCCTTAGAGGGGCTTTAAATGGCTATTAAGAGAGATGCAGCAGATAAGTGGTTTAGTGACGTAGTAAGGCAGAATGCTGGCTTTGAGTGTGAGCATTGCCACAAGCAAGATGGCCGGATGGAGTGTGCGCACATATTCGGCAGAGCTGCAAAGTCTGTCAGGTGGTCAATGATGAACGCTGTTTGTCTTTGCCATTATTGTCACCGGACTTTCACGGCCAACCCCTTAGCATTCAGTGCATGGCTGGAGCAATACAAAGGCGAAGCGCATCTGGCCATTCTGAGGGAAAAATGGCTGGTTTTGATGAAGACTAACAAGCTTTTAAGGGCTGAGATAGCCAAGCATTACCGTGAAGAGCATAAGAAAATGCTGGCCAGTTCCAGCTACCAACCAATCAGTTACAATTGAGGTGACATATGTCGTTTATAAATAGCTTGAGAAGGAAGGCAAAGATACTGGAGATACCTGGCATGAGCCAGAGGTTAGATGAGATCTTTGAATCAGTGCTTTATCATGGAGCCAACACTGCCCATGCGGACAAAGAGATACAGGCAATCGTTGATCACGTTCTTGAAGTAGAAGAATCTAGAACAAAACCTTTAACAGAAGAGCAATTAATGTTGCGATACCCCGAACTTGTGGTAGAATAAAACCTCACAAAAGACGCGTTTGAGCGAAGTAAAACGAAGACGGCAAATCTTGTTTACTTTTTTGTGATAAAGCTCCCCCGCTTTCCCCATCGTCTGTTGCCACTCCTCTTCAGACGGTGGGTTTTTTAATACCCCCAAATATGCTATAATCGGCATATGAAAAAAGACAGTCTACTCTCTCGAATCGGTGTTTCTGGGTACAACAAACCTAAGAGAACGCCTAGCCATCCTACAAAATCACACGTTGTTGTTGCCAAGTCTGGCGACCAGGTAAAGACCATACGATATGGTCAGCAAGGTGTTAGTGGTGCAGGTTCTAATCCAAAGACAGAGAAGCAGAAGGCTCGTCGCAAGTCATTCAAAGCCCGTCACCGTAAGAACATCGCTAAAGGTAAGATGTCAGCGGCTTACTGGGCCAATAAGAGTAAATGGTAATGAAAGGTTTATACGCAAACATCCATGCCAAACGTAAGCGCATCATGGCAGGCAGTAAAGAGAAGATGAGAAAGCCTGGATCTAAGGGTGCCCCAACTGCTAAAGCATTTAGAGATTCAAAGAAGACTAAAAGTCTCCTGAGTTAGTAGCACCACAGGACGGGCATAGAAGTTCTTGTGTCTACATGGATGAAAGTCTTAGCTACACCCACCCCAGTAAAGCCTAATCTCATGGCTTCCTGAACAATCTTATATCCTTCTGCACCACTGTTGATATGTATGTCAGCAGCTATCCCTCGTGCATGAGTACCTGGTACATTCTTCCTAGCCTCAATGGGGTGGCCTACAGGGTCACGGTATCCACTGGTAATAGTGAATGAGAAGCCACACACATGGCGCAGCTCATCTAACTTCTCTAAGAAGAACGGGCACATCTCATTGTTGCCAGTCTCCTGACAATCAAACTCACTAATATTGAAGTATTGCAATTGCATTAATGTACAGTCTCATCTGTAAAGTAGGCACTAATTAGCTGCGACTTGGCAACTTCCATGCTGTATAGGATGTCAGGATCTTCCATGTTGCTAATTATTTGTATCTGGTCTTCATTAACACCTATGACTACCAGCCCATCATAATCTTCTGCTAACTTAACCAGGTCTGGACGACCAGGGAACTCAACTATCTTGCCCATATTACTTTCTCATATTCATTATCTTGCCAACTCCGCGAACACCAAAGCTGGATGATATGGCGATAAACAATAGGTATTGGTACCACTCAGGTAGTTTCTCTAGCGCTTCAAAAGCAGTTGCTACCCGTTCGATAACAGTCACATCGTTAGCCGCGATAGCGTATCCTACCATAAACACTGGCACTGATAAGACAATAGTCCAGAACTCATCCTTCCAAGA